GTCTTCTCTCACATAATCTATATATACCAACACAAACCAAAACTAGGGCTAGAAATGCTCTTCCAATCCATAAACTAGCCACTAAAAACACTACCCCCCATTGTTAATTTTTGGTGTGCGTGTATGCGCTAGCATCCCATCTAAAATTTTCCTGGGTTATTACACCCCTTCTGACCTGCGATAATACAATCTGTAAAAAAAACTTTATAAAATGCTGTTACCAAACCTCTCGGTAACACCTTATATATAGTAGAGGACAAAATAATTTTATAATACTGTTGCCTTAACCCATCGGCAACAGGGTAGTATTTACGCAAGTCATCTTTGTTGATGACTTGCTTTAATATAATATAATATTATATATAATACTATCCCTGGAGCAAAAGGACAAATTCCAATGGCAGCAAAAGCAGGATTATCGCACCACCTTAAGGCTGAGTCAGCCAAGAAAAAAGAGGATTACCTTAAGGGTATAGCCTCGGGGATGACTAACGATGCCGCCTCTAAGTTGGCTGGCATCAAACCTGATACGGTCAAGTATTGGATTAAATCTGATAAGGCTTTCCGCGCTGACCTTGATAACGCCAGAACTGATAGGGATGACGTTCGGGCTAAAACCAAGGACGCAGACAAGAACAACATAGGCTTTGAAGCCTTCTCTGAGGAATACCTAGAGATGAAGGTTTTCCCCCACCAGCGCAATTTCATATCCCTTCTAGAAAAGGGTGAGCCTGAGTGGATTCATCCTGCGATGACATATGAGCCTTCTGTAAAAAATCGCGTTTTAATAAACATACCTCCTGAGCACGCTAAGTCAACCACAATTACGGTTAACTACTCAACCTATAGAATTGCCCTAGACCCTAATGTTCGTATCATTATCGTTTCTAAGACTTTGGCTAAGGCACGCGAATTTGTGTATGCCATTAAACAACGCCTTAGCCATCCTCGCTGGCAGAAGATGCAGCAAATGTATGGACCTGAAGGTGGCTGGAAAGAAGACTCAGAGACCTGGCGAACCGACACAGTTTACCTAGGTACTGAAACTAGAGACTCTGGCGAAAAAGACCCAACACTTCAAGCCCTTGGTATGGGTGGACAAATCTACGGTGCTCGCGCCGACTTGATTATCCTTGATGACGTTATAACTGGTGCCAATGCCCACGAGTGGGAAAAACAAATTAACTGGTTACAAAAAGAAGTTATAACTCGTCTTGGTAAAAATGGTAAACTTTTAGTTGTAGGTACACGCATAGGTTCTATAGACCTATATCGAGAACTTCGAAACCCTGAGCACTGGTCTGGAAATAAAACTCCATTCACATATCTGGCTATGCCAGCAGTACTAGAGTTCAACGAAGACCCAGAGAAGTGGGTAACGCTATGGGCGAGGTCTGATAGACCTTGGGATGGCGATGAGGACACGACACCTGACGTAGATGGATTTTACCCTAAATGGGATGGTCCTACGTTATTCCAAAGACGTTCAGAAGTTACCCCTTCTACTTGGGCTATGGTTTATCAGCAACAAGATGTTGAAGATGATTCAATCTTCTCACCGTTGTGTGTACAGAATTCTATCCAAGGTATGCGTAAAATTGGCGTATTACACTTTGGCGCACCAGGTTATCCTAAAGACCCTGGTAACTATCGCGTAGTTATGGGTATTGACCCTGCTATGTCTGGAGCAACTGCAGCAGTAATGGTGGCTGTAGATGTTGATAACAAGAAAAGATATGTTCTTGATGTCTGCAATATGACAGACCCAACCCCAGAAAAAATCAAAAACTTAATTCAAGAGTGGGCAATTAAGTATCAACCTAACGTAGTAGTAGCGGAGAAAAATGCCTTCCAACTCTTCCTCACCAAAGACGAGGGAATACGTGACTTTCTGTCTTCACGCGGAATCGTATTCCGTGAGCATTTCACTGGCAACAACAAATGGGACGTTGATTTCGGTGTTGCGTCTCTGGCTCCACTCTTTGGAACGACTACAAACGAAAAATTCGTAAAGAACTCAAATATGATTGAATTGCCTTCAACTGAGAAGTCTGAAGGTGTTAAGGCTTTAGTAACCCAGTTAATAACTTGGAAACCAGAAGCGCGTAAACGTCAACCTACTGACTGTGTTATGGCTTTATGGTTTACCGAAATTGTTATACGTGAGTGGTTAGAACGTGGAAACCATCTTACCCAGTTTACTAATAGTAGATGGCACTCCAGAAGACAACTTAATGCAAGATATGTAATTGATTTAGATGAGGCATTTGCCGAACAACAAGCAGAAGTATTTTACCAATAAGGAAATTAGTGGCTCTTAATATAACTCAAATAGCAACAAAGGTAGAAGCGCTTAAACGCCGCAACGCTGCACGCGATGCTCGTATGGGTGACGTTCTAGAAGTACGCAGGGGAAACCTTGTTAACGTATTTCCAGAAATGTTTCCTGAAGGTGCAACTAAGGCTATGATTGCAAACTTCGTAGACGTAGCAGCAAGAGACGTTTCCGAAGTATTAGCACCACTACCTTCTTTTAACTGTACAACAACTAACACTAATTCTGACCGTGCTAAGAAATCAGCAGATACCAGAACCCTTATTGTTAACAACTATGTTCAACACTCACGTTTACAAACTCAAATGTACACAGGTGCTGATTGGTACGGTACCTATGGTTTCTTACCTATTGTTATTGAAGCAGACTTTGAAAACAATCTTCCACGTATACGTGTAGAGAACCCACTTGGTTCATACCCTGAATTTGATAGATACGGTAAAGTTGTTTCATTTACTAAACGTTATGTTAAAACTATTGCTGAACTTATTACAGAGTTTCCAGAATTTGAAAGAGAAATCCTTAACGGATACAGAATGGATGAAGTTGACCTTTATTCTGAATTAGAAATGATTCGTTATGAAGATAAAAACGTTATCCTATTATACTTACCTAACAGAGGTAATTTAGTTTTAACCAGTACTGATAACCCAATGGGTGAAGTAATGGTTCGCGTTGCTATGCGCCCAGGAATTGACAATGAACCAAGAGGTCAATTTGATGATGTTCTTTGGG